CGCATCACTTACAATTAGAATTAGACGATCTTTTTAAATTAATTAATAACTTTGAATTAGCTGATAATCCGGAATTTGATATTCTTTTCGATCCAGATTTTGGTATACCACTAGATAAAGATGAAAGTGGTTTAGAGGACGACGACGATGATAATAGTTGATTATAGCCAAATTGCTTTAGCAAGTATCATCGTACAAAGAATAGATGATCCACAGTTAATAAAGCATATTTGTTTAAATACTCTTAGAATGTATAACAAAAAACATAGAGAAGAGTATGGACAAATGGTATTAGCATGTGATGGTTTTAACTCTTGGAGAAAACAATTCTTTCCAGAGTATAAAGGCAATCGTAAAAAGAATAGGTCAGCATCAGAGTTAGATTGGAATCTTATCTTTGGAACACTAAATGATTTAAGAGAAGAAATAAAAGATAACTTTCCGTGGAAGGTATTACATTTAGATGAATGTGAAGCAGATGATATTATAGCTACGTTAACTATGCAAACACAAGAGTTTGGATTACATGAACCAGTTATGATTATATCATCAGACAAAGATTTTATACAATTACAAAAATTTAATAATGTAAAACAATTTAGCCCAGCAACTAAAAAATTAGTTTCTGATCCTAATCCTAGATTATATAAATGGAATCATATATGCCGTGGTGATTCAGGCGACGGTGTTCCAAACGTATTATCTGCAGATGACACATTTGTTACCGACCAACACCAAAACCAATTGCGTCAAGCTAAGATAGATGGTTGGGCAGAAAACATAGATAATCTAAGAGAAGAAATGGGCGATGAGATATATCGTAATTATCAAAGAAATCAAACATTAATTGACTTTGATTATATACCAGAAAACATACAAGAAAGTATTATAAATACTTTTAATGAGACAAAGCCTGCACCAAAGATGAAGGTTTTGAACTATTTAGTTAAGAACAGATTAAAAAATCTGATTGAATGTACGGAGGAATTTTATACTTATGGCTAAATTATTAATACCAGAAGTCTTTAAAAGGTTTGAAGGCTTAACAAAAAAAGATGAGAGGATAGCATTACTAAAAAAATATGACCATCCTGCTCTTCGTGATTTATTACGAGTTGCTTTTGATGCTGATATAGTTTCAATATTACCAAAAGGCGCACCACCTTATACAAAAGATGATGCACCAGAAGGTATGTCACAAACATCTCTTTATAGAACTCACAAACAATTTAAATACTTCTTTAAAGGTCCAATCGCAAATGCAGCAGAACCTATTCGTAGAGAAGGTATCTTTTTAAATATAATTGAAACAATGCATCCTTCGGAATCAGAAGTTTTAATAAACGCAAAAGATAAAAAATTAAAAATCAAAGGTTTAACAAAAGCTTTAATTAATGAAGCTTTTCCAGGACTTATTGTAAAAGCAGTAAGAAAATCAACAAAGAAAGAAGAGGAGTAAATGCCTATGAAATAATCCTTCGTTATGTAGTTTTAATTAATCAAATGGAGATTGCTTATGATTACAGAATTGAACCGCCTCAAAAGAGATTATCGAGAGGCAATTCATTATAAAAGACGATTGAAGTCGAGAGGGAAAGATACTTTAGCTTATAAAATAAACAAAAAAGCTTTAGGTCTTAAACAACATATAAGAGAATTAAACAATATAGGAGGATAGAGTCAGGGTTTAACCCTGGTTCGCTAGGGTTAAACACTATTATGGTAATGAGAACGTCAACAGAAAGACACACTTATTTTTCAGAAGACGAAAAGAAAGTAGCAAAGGTCTATGAATCATATGAAGGATGGTTCGTAGAATTTTATAAAGATAACGTATTAGTTGAAAGAAGAGATTTATTTGAACACAATGAAGAGTATGCAGAAAATGCAGCAGAAAATTGGGTTCTTGGAGTAATAAAAGGATAAGGGGTTTACAAACTTCTTATACTATGGTATAATATACATTATGAATATATTTGTCTTAGATAGAAATCCGGTTGTCGCAGCACAGATGCAATGCGATAAACACATAGTCAAAATGATTGTGGAATCAGGTCAAATGCTTTCCACAGCCCACCGAATGTTAGATGCCGAAGTCACACGTGGTCCATCTAAATCAGGAAAAACAATTCAAAAGAAATGGGTCTTTCGCGACGAGCGCGAAGATATATTATATAAAGCCGTACACATGTATCATCCATGCACTACTTGGACAATGCAATCTATGCATAATTATCGTTGGCACTATTTACATTTCGTTGGTTTATGCGACGAATATACTTACAGATATGATAAAGTACACGGAACAGATACAAGACTAAGAGAACCTTTAGAAAAAATACCACAAAATATACCACGAGGAAAGATGACAGACTTTGCATTAGCAATGAAAGCATTTCCAGATTGTATGACAAACTGTGCTGTAGAATCTTATCAAAATTTTTATCATACTAAATTAGCATATATGCCAATGGTTTGGACTAAACGTAAACAACCAGATTGGTTTAGACCAAATGCTTATGAGAAAAAATATAATAAATTAGATTGGGTTGGACAACACTGGGAGAAAGCAAATGCCAACGTATGATTTTAAAGATAAAGATACGGGTGAAATTACCGAATATGTAATGAGTGTATCCCAAATGGAAAAATTTAAAAAAGATAATCCAAATATGCAACAAGTTATTTCAGCACCAAAAAACAATATGCTTACAAATAGAGATGGTGCTGTACTAAGACAAGCTGGTGATGGTTGGAAAGAAGTACAAGATAAAATTAAAAAAGGTTTACCACCTAGATATAAAGATAATATAAAAACAAAATGAGTGACGCGTTTGCAAAGTTTATGACCAAATTTTTCCGTTTTATTGCGGACACATTCTTTGCAAAAAGATATGGTCACAGAGCTATTGTATTAGAAACAATTGCAGGTGTTCCAGGTATGGTAGCTGGTATGTGGTTACATTTAAAAAGTTTAAGAAAAATGAAAACTGGTTACGGTCCAGATATAAGAGAAATGTTAGCTGAAGCAGAAAATGAAAGAATGCATTTAATGTTTTTTATCCAATTAGTTAAACCAAATTGGTTTGAAAGAACATTGGTTATGTTAGCACAAGGAATTTTTATGCTATTCTATTTTGCAGTTTACATTTTAAGTTATAAAACAGCACATAGAATGATAGCTTATTTTGAAGAAGAAGCTGTTATTAGTTATACAGAATATCTAAAATTAGTTGAAAGCGGTGAAGTGGAAAATGTTCCAGCACCACATTTAGCTATACAATATTATGATATGGGTAGTGATGCAAGATTATCAGATTTAATTAAACATGTTAGAGCTGATGAACAACATCACAGTGAAGTTAATCACAAATACGCAGATGGAGTGAGAAGAGAATAATGTCAGGTTGCATTACACATCAAGAAATTGCAAGAGTATTACATGCAGATGGAAGTTCTTATAAAATGGGAACATTGGTATATGGTACATATGAAGAAGTAGAAGATTGGTGTGAAAAAAATAATATGTGGGTTGATAAATATTTGGATCATGTAAATCCTTCTACCCTTTACAATATAGGTGAATGGGTAGGAAAAGGATTATCGAATCCATTTGCAGTATCAGTTCCTTATGATTATGATAAGGCAAAACCGAAAGGTACATTTAATACAAGAGGAGTAAATCAAGACAAATGGTAAACATCGTTAAAAAAATAATCTACTTTGTTGTAGATTCATGGAGACTAATAATGGATAATAGATACAATCCATTAAGATATATTGCAGATCCTTCAATACAAGCTTATTTTACAATGGCTTTATTTGTAATGTGGTCAGCTTATTTTGGTGTAGTTGCAGCATACTATATGGAATGGCTGGGTTATAGTATTGTTACATCTATCTGGGTACATCTAGCTGTAGTTATTCCTATAATGATAACAAACGCAGTATTTAGAGAAGCAGAAAAAAGCGGATCAGTTTGGGTAAAAGATTATACAAATAGAAAAGCACAAGCTTACATAAATAAGCTACCTAAAAGAAGAGAAGAGGGTTTCCCTTTTCAAAAACAACCTCTTACAGGTAAAGGACAGTTTGATAAACAAAGAACTAAATATACCGAAGGAGATAATACTTAATGAATGTTATAGCTTGGTTAGAAGCAATATTTACAATGATAGGTATTTTAACTGTTGTAGTTTTATTTACAATGTGGGGATTAAGTGGTGGTTTTAAAAAATTTTTTACATTTAAAAAGAAAAAGAAAAATGATGTTAACAGCGGAGCAAAGTTTGGATAAAAATTTACTGATAAATTTTAGTCCTTTATTAATAGTAGCTATATTTGGATTTACCATGGCTATACTTAATAGTTGTTCTACAATTGAAATAATAGATGGAATTTGTTATAACGAAAAAGACCTATCTCATCTATGCGAAATAGAAGAGCCAATATCAAAAGAAGAATGCATTCGTGAAAGCGAATGTAAATATGCATAATGTTTAAACATACAGAAGTTCCTGTTACGGAAGAAAGTCTAAAGCAGGAAAATAGAAAGTCTGGTCGTGTATACGTAGACGAAAAAGGAAACGAATATCCTAGTATTACAAGGGTATTATCTATATTAAATAAAGATGCAATTATTGCATGGAGAAAAAGAGTTGGAGAAGAAGAAGCTAATCGAATTAGCACGAAAGCTTCTAAACGTGGTACAAAAGTACACGGACTAATAGAAAAGTTTATTTCTAACGAAGAATGGAAAGAAGATATAAGTCTTCCAGATCTCCAGGTCATGAATGATGTAGTTCCAGCTATTGAACATAGTTTATCTGAAGTATTTGCAATTGAGAAAAAAATGTATTCTGAGCATTTAGGAGTTGCTGGTACTGTAGATTGTGTTGGTGTTTGGAATAATAGAAAAAGTATTATTGATTGGAAAACATCCCGTAAATGGAAAAAGAAAGAATGGATCCACGGGTATTTTATGCAATCCGCTGCGTATGCTATTATGTGGGAAGAACGAACAGGCATACCAATTAAAAATTTGGTAGTATGTATTGCTGGAGATGAAGGCTTACAGATATTCGAAGAAGATCGTGATGACTGGACACAGCCATTGATAGATACTATTGATAAATTTAAACGGAGGAACTAATGAAAGAATCATACAAAGGACCTTTACTTGAAGCTTTAATTAAAAAATTAGAAGGTGATATAGCAGTTGCAAAAGCTAACATCGACGTTTATAAAATACATGCTGCAGGTATTGGTGAGCACAGCGATATAGTAGAAACTATTGAAAAAGAAATAGTTAAAATAGCTGATGCACATGATAAAATAGAAGCTATTAGAACTTACTTTTAGTATAAATAGTAGTTTACAATACCAGAAAAGTATGGTATAATAGACTATTATGCAAAGTTTTAAACAATATATATCCGAAGGAACCAAAGGTTTAACAATCTTTGACATCGATGATACTATGTTTAAAACAAAAGCAAAAGTAGAAGTAAAAAAAGATGGTAAAATGGTTAAGACTTTATCTCCTAAACAATTTAATACATATAAATTAGGAAGGGGTGAAGAGTATGATTTTGGTCAATTTAAGTCTGCAAAGTTATTTAAACAAACTGCAGTTCCAATTGGTAAGATGATACAAAAGTTTAAAGCTATTTTAAAGAATGCTGTAAAGAAAGGATCAGATGTAGTGTTAGTTACCGCTAGAGCAGATATGGATGATAAAGAATTATTCTTAAGTACATTCAGATCTCATGGAATTAACATCGATCAATCCCATATATACAGAGCAGGAAATATAGGTGGTTCTAGTGCATCTGCAAAAGCAAAAGTTTTTAAGAAGTTTCTAGATACCGGTGATTATAAAAGAGTAAGATTGTTTGATGATGACGATTCAAATTTAAAAGCATTGTTAAGTTTAAAACCAGATTATAATGATATAGACTTTGAAGCTTGGAAAGCAAACGATAAAGGAAAAATAAAGAAAGTAAGCTAATGCCAGCAAAATATAAACCAACAGAAAAAAGAGTTGATAGAGCAACTAAAAGAGTTTCTATTATTAATTATTATATTCATACATTGTCTAATGACCAAATGATTGAAGAATTAAACAAAGCTAAACCTAAACATAAACAAAAATTTAGGAACATCTTAAACAAGAGAGGAATTAAACTTGTCAGGAAAAGGATCGAAGAGACGACCACAGGTGGTTAGTCAAACACAATTTGAAAAAGCCTGGGATAAAATCTTTCCTAGAAAGATAACTCCTTCACACGCTGCTACTCAAAAACATGTAGACAAAACAAAAGTTATTCCTAGGAAGCATAAATATAAAGATACAGAGGAAAGAATATGAGCATAGATATAGACGAATTTGATTTTGGATTTACTGCAGTAGATGAATCCGAATTAGAAGCGGTTCAAAAAGCAACGACAAAAGTAGAATCGACATCATCTAAAGCAGAAGAAGCAGAAGAAAAATTAAACAAATTATACAATGCTATATTACCATTGTTAACTAATTTAAAAAAGAATCCAGAGAAAGAATATATTCTTTGGCCAAACAGAGTAGAAAAGGTAGAACAATTTGAAGATTTAATATCTGTAATTGTTAAATAATATGTTCTCTAGGAGAAAATACTTTATGGATATTGAAAAATTAAGAGAACAATTAATTATAGACGAGGGACAAGTAAATGAAATATATAATGACCATCTTGGTTATCCTACATTCGGGATTGGGCATCTTGTCATTGAAGGAGACCCAGAATTGGGGCTACCGGTCGGCACTCCTGTCACAGAAGAACGTGTTAAGGAATGTTTTGCGAAAGACGTCATAATAGTTTTGGAAGATTGCAAGATCTTACATGAGGATTGGGATGGTTATCCTGAAGAAGTTAAACAAATCATAGCTAATATGATGTTTAATATGGGGAGAACTAGACTCAGTAAATTTAAAAAACACAATGCCGCGTTAAAAAGCGGTGATTGGAAAACCGCCGCTGTAGAAGGAAGAGATTCCAGATGGTATAAACAGGTGACAAATCGAGCAGAGAGATTAATGTCACGATTAGAAGAGGTATAAAAATGGCACAAGTTCTAAAATTAAAAGGTTCAGAAGGTAATTTAAGTTCTGCATCTAATGTTGGATTTGCTAAGCTAGTTAGAGTATTAAATAATAAAACTTCTGTACAAGTTATTACACATAAGAACGCCGGTGGAACTACACTAGCAACAGTAACTTTAGCAGCTGGAGAGGTAGCTTACATATCAAAAGCACCAACAGATACTTTAACAGGAGTTGCTACATCATTAGCAGTCAGCGTAGCATTTGCTAATTAACAATGGCTTATTCACGTAAAGTAGTAGATCGATTTGAGGATGTTTTAAACAATCCTGAAAAACATGGTGTTGGAAGATTCGATCCAAAAGACCCAAATGTAGTTACTGGTTTAGCTGGTGCACCTGCATGTGGTGATGTTATGAAGTTAGATTTAAAATTAGATCCAGACACGGATGAAATACTTGACGTAAAATTTAAAACATATGGGTGTGGTTCAGCAATTGCTTCATCTACGATGTTTATTGAAATGTTAAAAGGTAAAACGTTATCAGAAGCTAAAGAAATAAAAGATAAAGATATAGCTGATGCTTTACAATTACCACCTATAAAATTACATTGTTCTGTTCTAGCAGAAGAAACTATCAGACATGCGATTAAAGACTGGGAAGAAAAAACTTCTCATCGTAAACATAATAACCCACCAAAAGAAAAGTGGGAGGATCCAAACGGCTATGGGTACTAATTATGATCGAATTAACTGATGCAGCGATATCTGCAGCGATTAAGAAGACGAATGATTATGGCAGAGATGCTATTCGACTTGGTGTGTCTAGTGGTGGGTGTGCTGGCTATGAGTATATTATTGAGTTTGCTGATGCCATTGCTGAAGACGATCATATTCTAGACTACGGTAAATTTACTATAGTCATTAATCCTATATCCATTCCATTCCTGGAAGGTTCTACATTAGATTATATCTACGAAGGTATAAACGAATCATTTAAAATAATTAACCCCCAAGAGACATCTGCATGCGGATGTGGGGTATCTATTTCCTTTTAAACGCAGTTCTAGCGTTTTTAATATCATAAATAAAGATATGAATGTTGTAATGAAACTGTTAATGGAAGTAGGAATCCCAATTGGTAGCGCTATTATCATGGGGTTTTTTATCTTCCTAACTTTAAAATATATATTAGATAGTGTGGGTGGTTCTGTCACAGGACTTACTAACATTATGAGTGGTTTAGAATCAAGAGTACGTCAAATGAATAATGATATGATAAAGATTGATTTATTAGTTAGTGAATCTCTAGACCTAAGACCAGACATCGATAGAGTTGCTAGAAACGAAAACTTTATTGAAGACGGAAAGATTGATTCTAGGAGAGACTAATGAACGGTAGAAATATTGACCAGATTATATTAATCATAGATGAAGTTGGTTATCCCGTTTTAATGGCAATTGGTATGGGTTATTTTATTTGGTATGTATGGAAATATGTAACAAAAGAACTTAAACCAAAAATTAGTGCTTCGCATAAAACATTAATTAAATTATTAGACCAGATAAGAATGCTTGATAATGATTTAATAAGATTACAACAAAAAGTAAACACTGTTATAGAATATAGGAAACAGGAAGAATTAAAAAAACAAGGAAAAGATGAGTAATATTAAAATAAGTTTAGTTTTTATATCAAGTATTCTCTTACTTGGTATATCAGGTAAACTTCTTGGTGATGAACTAGTTCATGAATTTAAAAATCCATCATTTAGTGGAATAGGAACTAGTGCACATTATCTTACAGTAGAAAACCAAGAGAAATCTAGAAGAGATGCTATTCAAGATGATATTGAAGCAGCAATAAAACAAGCTGAAAGAGACGCTGAAAATACTACGTTAGCTAAATTTATTCGTAATTTAGAAAGTAGAATATATGCACAATTATCTAAACAGCTAGTAGAACAATTATTCCAAACATGTACAACAGAAGCTATTGCAGCTGGAACATGTTCTGAAACAACATTCGGTAGTTTTGTATTAGAAGACAACACAATCACATACCAAAAAACACAATGTGATGCTTCTTTATATGCTTGTACCCAAGGCGAAGATGTTATTATTATGACAATTATAGGTTCAGACGGTACCGAAACAACAATAGTAATACCAATTGGAGCAGGGACAGCTGGAAGTGGAGACGGTTAAAAGTTTAAGCATAATATTAATAGCTGGAATAATATCCAGTTGTGCTAGTATTGTACCTCCTGGCGGATTAGACGCTACTGGATGCG